GCAATACATACTCAAAGGACTCCGTGACAAAACCTATCCAGCCGCAAAAACAAAGGCTTTCAAATCACCACAGCAAACGATCACAGAGGCGGCACTCATGAAGAAACAAGTCTCCGCTTTCAATCGTGGATACCGTGTGGGATCTGGGACAGCCAAGAAAGATCTTGAGGCAATCAAAAAAGAAATCGCTCGCTACGCACGGGAAAACATCCCTAATTTTGAGGCGAGAAAATCAGAGTTCTCAAAGATCATGAGCAAAATTGCGAAAGCGAAAGGACTCAATGACATTGATGAGGCTTTCAAAATGGTTGATGAAGTTGTCACAAAGGCCACAAAACGAAAACTTGTGGGAGACATCGAGAAACAACTCAAAAACATCTCGGCCAAAAAGGACAAAACATCCAAGATCCTCAAGGGGAAATTTGATGCAGACACTCAAAAGGTTGTCGATGAGATCAAACTCACCATAAAAAACAAATCTCGGGCAGAGGCACAACAAGAGATCTTTGAGATCCTTGAACGAGCAGAGGCCACAGGAAACATGACCACAGAGATGTCACAGAGGATCGAGATCCTCGAAATGGCCGAACTGAAAGAGCAAGATGTGAAACAGTTGAAATCTACTCTCGACACCATCAAAGAGATCAAAGCCAACGGGAGATCAAATCGGATCGCCCAGATTGAAAAACGCCGAGAACTGAACAAAGAAAACGCTCGGAGGGCCGTGAACACACTCACCGGATCGAAAGGCCTACAAACGACCGAACTTGGGAAAGGTCCGGAGAAAGCGACTGGACTTGGTAAAATCAAAGAGTGGGTTGATGGGATTGATACAGACCAACAGGGATGGACAACTTTCTGGGAGAAAATGTCAAAACTCGAAAAGGCCAAAGAGAAATTGACTGGACCACTACATGAGATTTTCACAGATCCGATCGCCAAAGCTCGACAAGCTCAAAACAAAGGGCAGAGAGAGGCAATCGCAAAGGTTCAATCCAGTTTCGGGGAGATCTATGGTGAAAAAGTTGGATCCAGAGCTTTCAAGAAAAAATTTGCAGAGATGTCAGAGGAGATCGTTGTGAGAGATGCTGGATACAAGAACGCTGATGGAGTTGTAATGACAAAAGATCTTGTCATGACACGGGACCAAATCATCAAAAAATACATGGAGATGAAAGATCCAAACCTCACAAACACCTTTCGTGAGGGGATGAAATGGACTCCTGAAACAATGGCATCAATCCGAAAGAACATGCGGCCAGAGGACATCAAGTGGGCCGACTGGCAGATGGAATTTTACAAAGACTATTATGAGGGAGTCAACAATGTGTATCGTGAGATGTACGGAGTGGATCTCCCTTTCAATGAGAATTATTCTCCGATCCAAAGAGCCAAGGACAAAGACATCCCAGAGGCAAACTTGCTTTCACAGCAAGCTCAAAACTACTCATCCATGATCAATGGATCTCTCAAGAGTCGTGTGAAAAATGCGGTCCCTTTGAAATACACTGGAGCCAACGACACTCTTTTCGGACACATCACTCAGATGGAGCATTTCAAGTCTTTCTCTGATCCGGTGAAAAACATCCGATCAGTGATGTCAAACTCTGATTTCCGTGAGGCCGTGAGACAGTTCCACGGTGATGAGGCTCTCAAGTATGCGGACCGATTTGTCGATGACATTGCCAAAGACGGGGTTGACTCAGCCTTTGCCATGAAAACTCTGGACAAGCTCCGTGTGAAATTTGTGAAACATGCGATCGGAATCAATCCGGTTGTGTTCGTGAAACAGCTCACATCAATCCCAGCCTACTGGGCCGAGACTCCGATGATCGAGTGGACCAAAGGGATGGCCGATTTCTGGAAAAATCCAAAAAAGAATTGGAGGGAATTGTATGAAAACTCTGAAATGCTCAAGGCTCGATACGAGACAGGATTTGAGCGAGACATCAAACTCGCACAAGGTACGGATCCATCGAAGATCTCACAGCTCACAAACGCTCTGATGTTTCCTACGAAAGCAGGGGACCGGATCGCCATTGAATTGGGAGGCTATCCTTTGTACAAATCAAAGCTCAATAAATACCTCAAGGAGGGGATGGAGGAGACAGCGGCCAAAGCAAAAGCGATTGATGACTTTGAAAAAGCAACACTGAGGGCACAGCAAGCATCAGACATCGAATCAATGGCCGGACTCCAGAGAGCTGGATCATTCGGAAAAATGTTCACGATGTTCAAGACATCTCCAAATCAATACTACCGAGAGGCATCAATGGCCCTCCGAAACCTGAAAGCCGGACGAGGATCCAAGGCAGAGAATTTGAAACAACTCTTTGTGTACTGGGTCGTGCTTCCATCTGTTTTCCAGTGGGTTGCGGATGGTTTTGAATACAAAAAAGAGAATCAGGCACGGGCCGCAATCGTTGGGCCACTCAACGGGATCATGATCGCCGGAGACATCATCAATTCGACAGCCGGATGGATCACTGGGACCGATGACTTTGATCAGGATCTTTCTCCACTTCTTTCAATTCTCGACACGGCCAAAAATGCGATCAGCAAAACAAAGACCGTGATGGATGACTGGACCACTGGAGTCGATCCAGAGGACATCTACAAAGCCGTGAAACACTGGACGAACCTTGGAGGGGCAGTCACAGGACTCCCAACACGAACCGTGTTCAGATCCGGAGAGGGAGTTGCAGATCTCCAGAGTGGGAAAACGGATGATTATCGCCGACTTTTCTTTTCTGAGTACACAATCGGGACGGCAAAAGACAAACTCAAGTCAGAGTTGCTCGATGGTGATCTCAAGGAGGCTCGGAAATTTTACGATCAAGCCGTGAAAGCAGGAGATGTGAAAATTGATTTTCAAAGATACTTTCGGGACAAAGTTCGAGAGGAGTGGTCAATCCCATCTACCGGAGGAAAAAAACTCGACACATTGAGCGAGGACAGTCAAAAAGAAATTCGCATCGCATTGACGAAACTCCAAAAAGACAAGGGAGATCAGTGGGTGAAACTGTTTATTTCCAGCTACAAACAAAAAAACACGAGGGAGGCATACGAAACACTGTCAAAATCGCCGCTGGAGGCCGAGAAAACAAATCCGTTGATACCTAAGTTCAAAAAGGAAAAAAAATCGCTCACAGAGATCAAGAGTGAGTTTGTTTCGATGGATCGTGACGAACAAGTCAAAATGATCAAGAAATTGCAAGATCTTGGGATGACAAAAGAACAAGTACAAAAAAAACTTGGACTCGGGGAGTAAAACTATTCTCCGAGTGCTTCATCCCACAAGGCTCCGAAATCTTCATCTGAGATCGTTTCCTTTGGAGTTTCTTTTTTCTCTGTTTTTCTTGTGGCCGGAACTTTGATCCCACGAGATTTCATCTCCTCAAAGGTCATGAAAACTCCGTCAATAAATTCTCCTTTGCTCGCCTCATCCTCATTGAATTTCAGAAACTCAGTTCTTTCGACTGGAGTCATTTTTTGGTACTCCTCGTTTGTTTCTTTTGAAAGATTTTGGAGCATCTCGAAATTTTCTGAAACCATTGACTCGTATTGTTGAGAGCTTGAGTTGTATCGAACAAATTTTTTCTCGATCGTGTCCCGTTCTGATTGTTTAAGATCTGGGAAATTCTCTCTCAAGTAGCTCTCCGCTTGTCGTGGAGTTATGAGGTTTTTTCCAAGAGCAGTCTCAAGACTATTCTCAGCGGATCCAAAATCGGATTTCCCATCCTTTCCGGTCGATGTCCCTTTGGCCGTTGAGAAAGTTTTTGAAACATCCTGATTGGCCAGTCTGTACGCTTCTTGTTCAGATTTTCCGGCGGCGAGATACTCCTCGACTTTCGCATCAAAAAGCTCATTTTTAGAGTTGGCCACTGTTCGTGGTTTTTCCTTTTCAAATTTTTCCTCAGTAGCTTGCCAGATCTCAGCATCCGTCATCTCCGGAAAGAGAATTTTCATTTTCCATCGTTCAGCTTTTTTTGGATTGTCGATCTCGTATTGTTGCAAGAAATCAAGCTCCTCAGCGGACAAAGTCTCACGAGGTTTTCCGATGATCTCAGAGATCGCAAAATCGTCACGCTCGGCATCGACTTGCTCCTGAGTGTACCCGAGGACACTCTTTTGATACTCAGCCATCTGATTGGCCACATCCGTGTCAGTAAAGCCACGAGATTTCATGTATTCGGCCACAGCCTTTGAATCGTACCCGATCACAGAGGCGGCAGTTGTGAAAGCCTGTCCACGATCAAATCCAGCAGTGAAAATTTGTGCATCTGCTTTTTTGAACATCTCCGCTTGAGTTGGATTCTTTTTGTCAGTAGCCATCATCGAATTTGCCTGAGAGATTGCGGCGGTCCAGTTCGATGTCGCTCCGGACTTCATCAATCCACTTGCTTCACGCAAGATCGCATTTTGTGTGGCCACTTTCATGACATTCACCGGATCCATCATCTCATTGATTTTCTGATCGACATTGTATTGTTTTTTGTCCTCATTCAAGAGAGCATCCTCGATGCTTTCATCCCAGTTGTCCTCAGTCTTTTTGAGATCCTTGAGGTATTCTCTTTCGAGTTTGTCGAGTTGTCGTTTCCCTTGGAGAGTGATCGAACCATTGACACGATGAGCGTTTTCGATTCGAGCTTTTTCCAGCTCGTATCCCTCAGTCAGTTTCCCGATCTGATCATCTCTTTCGGCCTTGAGTTTCTCCTCAGCTCTCGCACGAGGATCCACCTTTGTCCCATCCTCTTTGATGTATGGAGTCCCGTCAGCATCAAAATCAAGCTCTTGTCCGTCAGTCATCCCGAGTTCAAGCTCAAGTTTTCTCAGATCATCACCAAGGATGTTCACCCCTTTCTCGTCACGACCAGTCTGCATCACTTTGGCGTTTTGAGTCTGCTCATAGTTCAAATAGTCGCTCAAAAAAGGAGCCTCGGCCGCAGAAAACATGTCAGCAGTAGGACCGACAATCTCTCCTCGTTTGACTTGATCTTGGATCTTTGACATCTTCGCATTGAAACTGGCTTGAGCCTGTTTCTCCGCACGAGTCATCTGTTTTGTATTGATCGGACTCCGGCCACTTTCGGCCGAGATCGTAGGATCCACCAAGTATTTTCCAGTCTTTTCAAAGTATTGTTGATTGAGAACTTTCTCATTCTTGCTCAAATTTGTGTACGCCGGATTGACCGTTGTCTTTCCGGAGAGTTGATTTCCCTTGTTTTGTTGATCAATAGCAAAGGCATCCGACTTTGATTTGTCAGAGGCATCACGCACCCCTTTCGTTATTTCCACTGTCTGATTGAAAGCATTTCGAGCCTCATCACGCTCCCAAGTCAAATACCTCATCCTGTACGCAGTGGGATCCTCATTTATTCCCATTTTTGGAGCGTTCCCAGTAAATACTCCGGACTGTTTTGTGTAGTCTGGAGCGTTTCCCGTTTCTTTTGTGACTTGGTCCGAATAGTTTTTTGAACCGTCAGCCGGTCCAGCGTATCCGACACCATACAAATTGTCATACGCAGATTTTCCGTATGTTTCCTCAAACGAATCATTTGAAAGCTGGGACCCACGAGAGTCGGGGTTGAGGTACGAATACCCACCTTGTTCTTTCGATTTTTGAGTCGCACGGATCTCGGCCGCCTGAGTTTTTGTGAAACCATCAGGATTCAAAAGCAGATCATCCGTAGGACGAGCAGTACCGTCAGCCGCACGAGATTCGGCGGCTTTGATCTGCAATTTACGGACACGCTCTGCGATAGTTTCGGCCATTATGTTTCATTGTTAGGATAGAAATGCCTCAACTGCTTCACCAGCTTCTTTTGCATTTTTTACGAGGACATTGTTGTCGCCCCAATTTGGCGAAACGGTGAACCCGTTTTCTGCCCTTTCAGCTCGGACGGATTTGATTTCTCCATCACCCTCCATCTCGATCGCACAGCAATCGTGACTTGATCTTTTTTTTGCAGAGGCCTCGATGTCAGCTTTCGCCTTTGCCACTGCTTCGGAAATGGTCATTTCTTTGTCTGCCATAGTGTAAAAAAATTATGAAGTAGTATGCCCGACTTTTCCAAAGGCGTTGAGTGCGTTTGCGGTTGTGGCAAAGGCTTTGATCGTTTGACCAGCCCCCACTTTGTATCCAGCAAGAACGAGCTTTGTGTCGTTCGCTGGGATTGTTTTTCTGATCTCCTCAGCGGCAGTGATCCCACCGATCACAATCACGACCTCAAGGTCAGTCCCCGTGTGATTATTGACGAATAGCTCCACTTCGTCAAAGTCTGATCCACTATTGACAGCAGTGTGAAGAAGTACAGCAGATCCCACGACATCCGCAGTGATCTGGATTGGTTTGTCCGATGAGGACTCCGAAAGCGATTGAGTTGCAAAAGTCATGTGTAAAAAATTATAAAATTATCCGATGGCGAGCCAAAGGGATCTCGTCAATGCGTATGTAAAGTTGAGATCAAAGGTTGTCGATCCAACATTTGAAATCTGAGCGTGCCAAACCTGATTATATCCCAGGTTATACCCCTCTTGAGTGTGATGTCCATCGTCAGGAGTCCAAAAAGTCAGAGCCTCTCGGTCGTTGCAGTATCCTCTACGATAGATCAAGATAGCCTTTGGAGTCACTCCAAGATTGTGCGTGATGGTTGAGCTTTCCGAGGTTGTGGCTCCACAACGAACATTCGTCAAAGCGGCAACGGCAGGGAGGAAAGAACTGTCAAAAAGCCCTGAGGCGTTCAGTTCCGCAAGTTTTCCAGAGTCCGCAGCTCCAGCAGATGTGGCGACAACTTCTGGGAAATTTGGGATGAAGTACGCCGCCCCGTAATTTGTGACGGATGTGACCTCCGTGGCATCAGCCACAACCTTTGCGATTGGGTAGGCTCCAGCGGTAAATCCGCTCGTTTGGACTTCTAGAATACCAGATGTTTTGTTGAGTTCGTAGTATCGAGTCGCCGAAAGAGTCACAGCAAGAGCCGTGATCCCAGCGTAAATTTTCTCAGTAGTCCCAACCAACCAATTCCCAGAGGAGACATCAATTTTCGCAGAGTCAGAGTCATTGATTTTTACGGTGATCTCTCTTTGAGTCGCCACAAAATTGTCAAATTCGGACTCCATCTGAGCCTCAAAAGCCGTTTGTTGAGCCGTGATCGCCGTTTCGTATGTGTCTTGATCATCTTTGAGCCTTTGCTCCATTTGCTTCATAGAGAAGAAAACTTTTTGAGCGAGTTGATCTGATTGCTCCGTGATCTCCGCCAAAGCGTTTTGAAAGAGAGCGAGCATTTCATTGTACTCGGCCGCCCCGACTGTCACAAGACAGAGGGAGTCAGACTGGAGAGGAAATACATCCGTTTTGTTCGCCGCAATGACATTCGTGATGTCATTCGACCCACTGTCCGTGTTTGCGAGTCCCATCATGTATGTGGTCCCGTCTGATGCTTTTCTGATTGTCAAAGTGTACCGTGGGAGTCCATTGATGAAACCGTTTTCCACACAATTTGAAAAAGCAAGACTGATGAAATTGTCCGTGTCATCTTTGTCGATCACAGTCATCCGTCCAGAAGTGAAAAGGCTTCCAGATTTTTGGTCTTGCATCGTGTACTTTGAGGATGCCGCAACGATGTCCACCGTTGTCGCATCTTCCTTGAGTTCACTCACAAGGTAAAACTTCCCAAAGTCGAAAATTTTGTTTATTACTATCATCGCCTACATTATACACCAAAACGGAAAAAAATACTAAGAAAGATCTTTTGAAAGAAACTTTCTCACAAACCGTCCTCGGGACTTGTATTCGATGATGATGTCTTTCAATTTGAACGGCCGAGATGATTTTTCCTCGATCTCGATTGAGATCCGATTGAACCGTGCATTTTTCTGATTGAGTCTGATGTTGTTGTTTACCGCATCAATCAAAACAGATCCGAGCCTGAAAACATACATCCCATAGACTTCTATCGTACTACCTCCCCTCACGGCATTTGTTGTTCCAAAACTTTTCTCAAAAATTGGGATTGTATCATCGTTCAAATACACTCGGGCCGTGAATTTTGATCGAGGGTGCATCTCATTGTACACCACAAACTTTCGGAAAGTCTTGAGGAAAGGAACTCCACCGAGTCCATCCTTTTCCATCCTATACCGAAAAAGTTGCGTTGATCCTCCCTGATCCGTTGTACCAGTAAAAAGTCTCTGTATTTTTCCATCTCTGGACGATCCTCCGTACAAATTGCCCCCGATCGTAGCGAGACATGAGTTGTACTGATTTTCTGAGTACCAACACGGCCTTTTCTTTTGTGAAAGGTCAAAACATAGCATCGTGTCATTTTGTCCGTATTTTTGGGCCATTACAACGAGAAACTCTTTGGATGGATCATACCCGAGAGCGACAAAGTCTTTTTTCAGAGACTTCCACAATTCTTTGACCGATCCGACATCAGTCAGCTCCGTTGTTTTCCCAGTGAAAGGATTGAGTTCATACACTCCATCAGTATTCCCGATGTATGTGAAAAATGATCCACTCGTGATTTGTCGTGGATGGGTCACTCCAGATCCTTTGTGTGAGTACGATGGATTTTTTGTATCGCTCGCCACATCATCACTGGCCGCATTTCCTCGGACCTTGTGGCCCTCCGATCCTACCTGAGCAAAAATGATGATGCCATCTCCGCCCTCAGTGACAGCCTTTGGAAAAGCAAGGGATGATCCGTATGTACCGAAACGATTGATCCCTGTTCCTGATTTGAAATCGTTTGATGCGGCAATGTCATCTCCGGAGAAATCAGTCCGACTCAAGAATACAGCGGCCACTCTGTTCGCATCAGTAGCGATCGAGTAGATCTTTTCTGTCACATTGGCGATCTTTGTGAGAGTTGTTGAGTTGAAATTGTACAGAGGAGTCGTTGTCGAATCGTTTGAAACGAAAATTTTTCCTCCGAGTTTGCAGAAATCGAATTGAGATCCAGTGAAATGCACGGCGGCTCTTTTTCCGGCCGTAGATGCTCCAACTCCAGCGTATGCAGTAGCAAGAACGAGATTTGTGTCATCCGTGATTGATTCTACTTGTGCGGCAAATCCTGACTCGGTTGATGCGTAGATCCAGTCACCAACAGCAAGCTCCGAGAGAAACTTTGTACTCACACCAGTGACAGCCGTTGAGGCCCCAGTAAAAGTCACAAGACCCGTCAAAGACTCCTCAGGACCGATCGGAGTTCCCACGGTGAGATCTTCCTCGACCGCTCTCATCACATAAAATGAGGGATCTGGGGCATCGACATCCACTTTGTAGATTGCGATTGTTTGTACGGTCCCATCAGATTTCGGCAATTTATACATCGCCGTGATCTTTGCTACCCCGAGGATTTCTTTCAAAAGCTCCACCCCGAGAGTTTTCTCGACATGGCCGTCTTTGTTGCAATGTGCATTGATAGCATTAAAAGCCCCGACCCCTTGATCAGGTTGTGACCGCATACCAAACTCAAAAGGAAAATAGCTTTTCCGTTTGGGTTGAGTGAGTGGTACATTCGGGACTTGTGCTTTTGCCATTGGTTTTCATGATTAGAGAGCGTTTCGATTCGCCTGATTGAGTGAGTTTGCGTATGAGGCGTTTGGCTCGTTCTCATCAATAGCGGCGTAGTACAGAGCTTGGACCTCGCTCAAAAGGATCTCCATTGCTCCCTCCTCAAGAAATGTCTCCTCCATGTCAGTGTATCGGGTAGGAGCCTTTGAATACTGGAGGTATTTTTTCTCGCCTGTCCGGACAATAGAGTCAAATCTCAGGTTCGATCCTTTGGCCCAAAAATAGACATCCTTTCCGCCTGTCATACAAGTGAAAGCACTGTCCTCATAGAGATGCCAGATGTTTCGATCTTCTCTCCGATAGAAATCTGATGGCAGTGGCAGATTGTTTGAGTCGAAGGCGGCCGTCAAAGTGACTTCGAGCATGTACTCGTCATCGCAGATGTTGACCACCTCCTCATACCGATTGTCAATGGCACGAGTTAAAAGCCGCATGAATTGAGGATCAGAAATGTCCTCAAGACTTCCCTCGGCGAGGGTTACGAGTTCGGCTTTTACATCGTTTAAATCCATTTTTCAAAGGGTTATTTTTTCGGAGCTACCTCAGCAATTTTCTTTTTCAAGGTTGCAAGGTTCCAACGAGAATTTGGTTGCTCAGCGTACAGTTTCGTGTACTCCTCACGAGCAAGGTCCAACTCAATTGGTTCAGGCGTTTCCGCTGGATCATCTTGAGTTGTGTCCTGAGTCGCATCCGGATCAATCGGATCGACATCTGGAGTCGTAGCTGGGGTAGTTGCCACAGGTTTTGCCACCGGAGCGGCTTTGGCTTTTTTGCCTCGGCCAATCTTGATGGCGTAGGCTTCTCGCTCTGCCTTGTTGAGCTTTGTGATCTGCTCATCTTTGAGCCATTTTTTGACTTGGGGGCTGTCGTCTTTCAAGGCGTGAACAACTCCCTTGCGGTTTTTATAGAGTCCCATGGTAAAAGGGGGTGAAGAAATAAGAACTGACCACATTATACACCAAAACGGGAAATAAAAAAAGGAGAGTCCGAGGACCCTCCAATTTTCAAACCGAGATCGTTACTTGTCACACTAGGCGGCAAGAGCGGCAACGGCTGTCGTGATTCGTACATCACACATACATCTTGCTCCGTCATTAAAGGTTTTGTACCCGTAAAGTCCAGAAGTCACGATGTCTTTTCCGAGTTTTCGAGAAACATCTTTTTCCTCAAGCTCAAAGTCCTGTTGGAAAACCAAGTCAATCGCTCCTCGTTTCAACATCAATGTGTGCAAGACCATGTTCTGTACTCCGTTTCCGGATCCAGCATCATTCGTTGCGATTTCGATTCGTCCAGTTGTACTCGTGATAGTCAAGAGATTTGTGGAGTCATCGTATGATGCACTGATTTCAGAAAGAGCCAAAAGGTCATCTGTATCAGTGATCGCAATCTGAGTCGTACTTGTAGTGGTTGGATCGTTGATCGCACCCTCAAGATTCGCCCCAAAGGCATCGACATTCGCTCCGAGGATAACCTCACCAGCAACGGCCGCAAGGGCAGTTTTGGCAGTGAATACAACTCCATTCACCGTGAATGTTTTTGTTGTAGTCGCTTGAACGGCAAGACTAAATTCTCCAGTCCATGTCAATGCTCCGTTTGAAACAAGAACAGTCAGACCCAAGAAAGGTCGTGCGTAGATCAATGATCCTTTCACGAGTTTCGCATCAGCTTGGTTGTACCCAGAGTCGATGTATTTTTCCGTGATGTAACCATCAATTTCAGCATCAACTACCCAAGCCCATCCCATTCCACGCTCACATTTGGCGTTTCGTAGTTTATTGATTCCAGCAAGAGCAGTGGCCGCAATCGTTGACTTTGATGACAAAGTAGCGGCGGCGGCGATGAAGTAGTCAGCGTTCACATACTCGGCAAGAATAACTCGATCGAGTCGTTCTCCGAGGACCTCTCCGGCATCAGCCGATGTGATTGCCACATAATTGATAGAGATCTGTTTTGCATCTTTTTTGTTGATGTAGACAGTTGCATGTCTCCATTGATCCACGATCAACTCCTGCTTTGTAGCAGTGATGTCGCTTGGGGTGTATGATCCGTCTGATCCCACCGCTCCCTCTGTGGGACGGTTTAGACTTGGACGGTATACGCTTTGACCCTCTCGCAAGTTCGCTTGTTCTCGGAAAGAACAAATCAAACGAGCAACGAGGTTCATTTTGGCATTACGTTGGGCGTTTCGGCTCCAGATTTTTGCCTGTGCATCCGATAATACATTGGTCATCTGAAAAAGTTTTTAGCAAATAAGTGGTTCAAACTTTTCCTTTTCGAGCATTAAAATTCGATCGGCACAACTCCGTTGTTTTTGATTTGGTCCATCTTTTGACCAAAGGATTGGTCATCAGAGTTCGCAACTTCATCGGCAGTTGTAGGAGCGGATTTGCTCGGACTCCCTGACTTTGGAAGTGCCGCATGTACTCCAGCGAGGACTCGTTTTGAGGTGTTCAAAGCTCCAGCCTTGATCAATGCACTTTGCACGGCTTCATTTCCGCCAAGAGCGATTTTCAATCGTCCTTTGATGGAAAGTGATTCTCCGGTTGATGGATCGAATTGTACTTTTTCAAAAGATTTGAAAAGGTCCCCATTGAGATCTGAGATCGCTTTCGCAGTTTCGGCATCGAGTTTGTTATGTTTAGCAAAGTTCGACACTTCGGTCACGAAACGATTGCGTTCAGCTTGTCCAGTTTCACCGTTGGCCTTTTGTTCGGCTTCGAGTTCAGCTCTGGCATCGGCCTTGGCTTTTTCGTAGATCTTGTTTGGATCGTCCACCTCGGGCAAATCTTCCGGAGCAGAGTAGTCAGTCGAATCGAGTTCATGCTCAGTGAGCAACAACTCGGGCGATGTACCCAGCTCTTTTGCAAGTGCTTTGAAAGTGTGAGGACGGTTCTTGGCAAGGTTTGTCACCTTTTCAAGTTTTGCACTGTCAGACAGTGTGTCCCACTTTTCAGCGAGGTTTTGTGCATCTCTAACGAATCGAGGAGCTTCTTTGGCAATGTCCGACTTCGGATCCTTTGGATCTTGTTTCGGATCATCCTCGTTCAGTGTAGCGTTGACATCGTGTGTCTCTGCGACTGGCTCAGCGTTAGGATCTGCGGCTGGATCTGGATCTTTTGGATCGGGATCCGCTACGGGATCGGGTTTTGTCTCCTGTGTAGGAGTCACCGCTAGGCTTTTGTCTTCGAGAGGCTGGATGTCCAGCTCATCGGGGTTGACGGAAGTTCCAGCGGCTTCGGCGGCGGCGGCTTCATCAAGGGCTTTTGCAAAGTCCTCGTCTGAGCCAGCGGCGGCAATGCGTGCGGCTAATTCATCGGTCATGATGATTGAGAAATAAGGAAATAAAAAGAACTGTGCCGATTATACCACACAATTCATTTCTTTACATACAATTTTTTTGGTTCTACTCTTTGTCTCGGTCCAATTCACCCAGTTCGAGATTGAGCTGGATCATAAACTCTTTGAAAACAGTTGTCCCGATCATCGCTTTCTCGTTGTTTGTGAGAGAGTCGAAACGGGGATTGATCATCTCCTCGATCGTGAGTTTCTTCATGATCTCGTAGAACTCGTCACCGTATGCCTCAAAAAGACTGTTCCATTCTCGATACGGGATTTTTTTCTCGTTCATAAAGTCGATCAGAGGAGTCTCCGTGTTTCCAGAGTCTCTCCATCGTGCGACATACGAAAAACTGTATTTTCTCCAGTCCCATGTATCAAAAAGGCGTTTGGCTTTGGCTTTGATTTTCTTGAGGCTAAACATTTGCGAGAGGGTTTAATTGTTGAGCTGGATTTCCCATCGGACCACCGGCAAGAGATGGAGCTTGTCCACCGGCCGGAGATGGTTGTGGTTGTACTTGTGGCAAAAAGTCCTCCTCTGAGAACTTCATCCCCTGAAATTTGTCCTCGGCGATACTGTACGCCATACGAGCAACGGCGATGGATCCCTGAGCGAAAGGAGCAATCGTATTGAGTGCGGCCTCTTTCTGTGAGATCTCCAGTGCTTTTCGTTTTGAGTTTGATTGATTGACTGACACTTTCACATTGAAAGGAAAGCCATCGAGGTTCGAGATGATGTCTCGGACCGTACCATCCACGGGGATCCCATTCTTTTCAGAGAGTTCATCCTCGATCGCAATGTACTCATCATAGAAGTCGGCCTCGACATTCTTGAGCATCTGCATGTACTTGAGAGCGAAACTTTCCCAGCGTGGTTCGTTCACTTTGATCATTTCGTCAATCACTTCAAGCTCACGGCGGATCCGTAGCTCCTCTTGTCGTGCTGTCTCTGCACCACCTCCGAGAAGTCTCAAGTTGACTCCAGTGGTCATCATAATCTCATCAATGAAAGCATCACGAATCGCAAGCGGAGAGTTTAGATCGAAAGGCGTGTCCAGTGTCTTGGCAAAGAGTTGAGTCCCCTCCTCCACTTTCATGAAGTGTGGCACATCAAGTCCAGCCGCATCGTTGGCCTCATCTTGTAAGTATTCGAGCCGTTGGTTTTTCGGGTTTGTCGATCCGATGATGTCTTTGGATCGAGATGATTTTTTCGCTTTCCTGATCACCGCCTGAAAGAGCTGGTCATAATTCACACAAATCGGGAGAATTTTGTCCAGATCAGAGATCGGATGTCCATCTCGTTTGATAGATGAGGCATCAATGAACTCGATCGGGATGTATCCGTCACCCCATTCATCAGTGAAAGGATACCGTTTCCCAGTCATTTTTTTGTAGAAATTGTCGGCCCCACCGATCTGGCATGTGTACACTTTTTCCGTGTCGCAATACATGTGGGCCACTTGGACCGTTTTTCGGAGATCCTCCTCTTTGTTGTAATCGAGTTCATCCCCGAGCGTATTATACAAGTCACCGTCCTTGAGTTTGAAATTTTTTACCTCATCACCAAAGATCTCAATGCACTCAGCAAGAGAAAACTCCTCGATCACAAAAATCGTGTGTTCGTCTTTGGTCCAGTACACACTCTCCCATTTTTTGCTCCTGATCCTGATGAAAGTGGCTTTTTGGTACTCTCGATTTTCTTTTGTTTCATCGTCATCATCCTCGCTCTCTGATGTATCGGTCCGAGTCATAAATCCCATCTGCAAAGGCATCCGGCCCTTTTCAAATAAATCCTGAGATCCGTCCTGACAAGCCTTGCGAAACTTCCCGACTTTCAATCCGAACGACATCACTCTGTTTGAGTTCCGTGCAAGATAGACATCCGCACCCTCTCCGAATCGTTCCTCTGGTTCAAAGGTAAGATCTGGGACCCAGTCAGATGAGCATTTCTTTTCAATGATTGTCGTTGGGATCGGGGAGATGAATTTCTGATCAAATCCGACCTTGTCGAGAGATCCGCTCACACCATAATTTGAAACAGTGTTGACCGTGTCCGTCAATCGTTCGAGAAATCTTTTGATAAAAGAAAGTTGACCAACTCTTTTCTGTTTGATCTTTCTGGCCTCCTCATAGCGAGCCTTGGACATGGTTTTGAGTTTTTCCTCATCACCCTGATCCTGTTCGGACTCAAGCAAAATGTCTTTTAGTGTTTCATCCATCGGGAGGGATTATACACCAAATTGAGAAAAAAAGGAATTTTTTGAGTCACTGGAATCGCCTGAGTTGTCTTTTTCGTACAATCTCCTCAAGTTTGGCCATCTCTGCCTCGTTCGCCTCCTCATTGGCCTGTACGCTCACATCCTCGCCAAGGAAACAATACGATGCGGCATCAAAGAAGTTCGGGGACGGGATCCTCAGCTTTTTCATCTCCAGCTTTGACATGATCTGGATCTGTCCACGAGTGGTCCGGCGATACTTGATGTTGAGGACTTCTTTCCATCGCTCATCATAAACGATTTGCCCTCCCTGTTTTAGAAATGTTCTGAACTTCCAAGCCCCCTCAGCCCGTTTGTTGATGTAGTCTTTTGACTTCGATGGATCTCCTGAGTTCATGGCATCCACATTCTTTCCGGCCCGATTGATGAAAGGGAGCCAGTCAGCACCTTTCCCAAACGAATCCAGATTGATGTCCCGTCCAGCGACTTCATGCTCCGTGGCAAGCGTATGAGTGATCCTCGATCCTGATTGAGGCGTTGATACTTTTTCCTCGGCCAGAATCTTCATGAGCATCGAATTTGCTCCGACCCAAGCCGATTTGTCTCCTCCCATACCTGATGGATCCACCCCAAGAGCCAAAGCCTTGAAAGGAGTGTCCGCCGGTACGAAAGCATTTTTTAGATCATCCTCTGAGATCAAAGGCATGTACCCCTTGTCATCCATCTGGTCCTCGTGAGGGAAAAGCCCCAGCACACGAATCCTGAAATTGTCCTCCTCTCGTCCATACTTTTTCGCCATCTTGATCAAGTATGAAAGATCCACGACCGGACTCTCCTCACATGAAAAAGAGAAACAGATCCAATCCTCACTCGGATTTCCAGCCTCATCCTTTTTGTGTGATTCTTTGAAATACCCAGTGTTTCGCACACCATTCGAGATCATCACAAACATCACATGTCCACCGGTTGTCGCTCCCTCGGCAGTCTGGAAAATGATCTCCTCGACTCCTGATGCTTCATCGGCCACAAGTAGAACATGCTCACCGTGAACTCCGGCCAAAGCCTCCGGATTTTCTTTTCGAGCAGTAGCGGCACGAGCAAACCAAGCCTCTGGATCTTCTTTCATTCTGATGTATGTGCTTTGCCAGTCATAATCGTCACGATACAGTTTCGGCATACGACCAAGCCAGATCGACAACTCTTTCCAAAGGATGTCGAATACTTGTTGTTTTGATGGAGCAGTGGCCGCAATCTGACACTCTGGGAAACAAAAGAGAAACCAAAGGATCAGCCAAGACAGTCCGGCAGATTTTCCGATCCCGTGTCCAGAGACAATCGAAAGCCACCCGAGAAATTGCTCAAGAGCTATTTTGTCCCCGAGAGACTCAGTGTGATTCTTGATGGCCATGAAGATCGCCGATTGTTGCCATGTGATCCAATTCTTTCTCAGAAAGTCTCCACGCTCCTCGATCCATCCTCCCTCTCCGTCATACCATTTCCATGACATGTAATACCGGCCGTTTGGCAAATCCACTCTCTGACATTCTCCAAAGTGTTTCGCTTCCCAGTCCCGAGGATCTGAGTTGGCAATGAAATCGACATACTCAGGCTTTGGAGGTTGCGGCTTGAGGCCCCACATCTTTTCCAAAAAGAAAAACGGATCTCTGCAATCGTAGATAAAACGAGCCGCCGTGGATGCCTTTGTTGTATCAATCATGTTGTGTCTTTATTTTAGCACGAAAATCCGGATCCCACTTTTCAGCTTTCCGGATCATCTGATCAGTCTCTCGATCGTTCATGTACTGGATGTCGAACATGTGACCGTTTCCGCCATCAATCTCCCTCATGAGAGTTCTTTCCTCTCTCTCCCAATCATCAAGAAAGTTGCAAAATTGCTCCTCCGCTTGCTCCTCAAAGAAGTTCACGGACCGCACAATCGCTGGCCGTGGCTGGAGATCAAAGGGGCTAAAATCGTTCATCATGTTGTAAAGTATAAGTTGCAATCATAGAGCGGCTTGAGCTTCAATCGCTCCGAGGGGGAGATGCCAGTTTTTTCGGTTACGCCCGAGACTTGTCAAGTCGTGCCTCCTCCTCAAGTTTCTTGAGTTCAGCATGACCAAGCCCAAAGGCCGACATCTTCTCTCCATCACTCGTATGGTCCTGTTTGTCTCTGTACCCGTGATTTCCAAGTAAGAGCTTCGCAATGTTCGCATTGTACTGTCCGCCAAGTCCACAATTTAACAATCTTTTCTCTTGTTCCGCAAGGATGCTTTCCAAAGAGCGACAAAAACTAAGTTCTGCATCACTCGCCCCATCCCCTTTCTTGACAAAATCTGCATACCATCGTTCAATACTCTTTCGTGACACTTTCAGCTCTATGCTCAGCCCTGCAATGCTCGGGATGTTCGGGATTGTCTTTGTACCGAAAGGCGTTGTCTTTGTGACATCTTGACATGATGCAAGATACTGGTCCATCCGTTCCGGAAAGTCCTCTTGAAATGATGTGGGCCTACCTCCTCCGGAGTTGCCGAGAGCGTTCTGTACTCCCTGCATTGATTTGGAGATCTTGGCTTTCGTTTCCTTTGTGTGTTTTGTCATGGCAAAAGTCTTATGAGTTCAAAAGCGACCACTCTTTGAGGATTTCCGTCCTCATTGATCGTGTCGTGAATTTCTTTGGCTCTCCCCAAAGCTCTGCGGCCGTTCGGCAATAAAACAACTTTCTCCTCCCCGAGATGTATCTCTGGAAGTGGTGGAGGCGTTGGATCTTTCACCTTGTCTCTCACTTTCATGATGAGTGCCTCTGCTTCACGAACGGCATCACTTGGGTTCATTGTTTGGATAGTAGCACAAAACTTGTTCGGAGTCCAATTTTCATCACTTCCCAAATTTATCAAAGGCCCAGCAGATCGCCCATACGATCACACCTGCTCCGAGCAATTCCAGTGGGTTCATGTTCATGCTGTCAAAGAGTCACGAAGTTTTTGAGCCTCATCAAGTTTCCCGTCCATGACGAGCCTCGCACAATTTCTGTAATGGATCCCGTATTTTGTGATGCAAGCATCTGCGAGATCAGGGTCTATTTTCTCGCTCAAGAGTTCTTTTGTGAACTCCTCAGGAGTTGGCAGTCCTACATCGACACCGGTCATGTTGTGATTAATCATTTTTTCTTTTTGCTTTTAGAGACAGCCGCAATCCGGCCATGCGATTTCACTTTCCAATCTTTCCCTCCGATCTTGTATCTCTGATGACTGATCGAGTTGACGAAAGCGATCTTTGCATCCGTGAGGTCCTGTTTCTCTGCAAAGAGCATCGTCACTCCTCTGATCGGCTCCGCTGGAGCTGGCATGGGGATCTCCTCCATCATCTTGATTGAGATCCGTCCCATTTTTGATGTAAATCCAAATTTTCGTTTCCAGAAAGATGTGAAAGCTCTGTACTCTGCTTTGTACACCCCCTCTGGCATTTCAATCTCCATTTCTCCCTTGTCTCTGTCTTGCTCCTCATAAACCTCTTGACCGAGCATCTCGGCAAGTTCCAGATACAAAAGAGGCTTTGTGACATTCCGGCCATTTTCTTTTTTGAATCCGAAAAAGTCTACATTGAGGACCCCTCCCTTTGAAATACCGATCCCGATGTTTCTCCCATAGTTTGCCGGCTCGATCTTGAGTTTTTTGTACAAATCCCCCAATACTGGAGAATAAAATCCGACAAAGAGTCCAATCGGCCACACCTGAAAAGCAAAGCGGAGATCATCATCCCCAGAGTTGGCCGACATACCGACACCAATCAAAGTGATCCCGTTCCACTGAAAGTCGAAAGAGATTGCATGTTTTCCGAAATTGAAAGTTTTATTCGCCATTGTAGTGAGTTAAAAAATTTTCTATTGTTGACAGATCCTCGATCTCAAACTCTCCAAAGTGACAGTCCTCGATCTCGATCCCAAGCAAATCAGCGATTCTCCTGTATCCCTCCTCCTTTTGTTTCCGTGGACATTGCCACGATCCCCCGAGAAGTTTCTGGATAAAAAGATTTTTCACATTTTTCTTTTTTGTCCGGAGTTCTTTGTTTGCCAAATTCTTTCCGAGCGGCCTGTTTGGATCATTCTGATGTACCCCGACAGAGGCATCACA